TGGCAGCGCCCTTGGGGAACACCAGATACTGCTTGGAGGCAGTGGTGCTCACCTGAGTGAATGCCACAGCAGCAGAAGCAACCTCAGAACCGCCGCGATAGAAAGCAGTGGTCACATCGCTATAGCTGCCACCCTCAGTATCGCTCGACTGGATCTTGACATCCAGAGTCGAAGTGCCACCGTTCTCGACATCAAGAATGATCACAAGGTCGCCCTCGTAATCGTTCATGTCAACTGCAGTGCCGTCCAGGTTGGAAGTGCGCTGAGCAGTAGCTGCAAGAGCAAAATGCTGCAGCTTCTCTAGACCCGTAGAAAGAATGGCCATGATCAGTCCTCTTTTGTAGGAGTAGTACGAGCCTTCCGCACAGCTTTCACCGGCTCAGGCGCAATTTCTTCCACCACCACAACGGGGGCAGGCTTCTCCACCGCAGGGGCAGCAACAGCTTTGCCGCTGCCAATCAGCAGATTTCCATCAGCATCGCTGACCTCAATAAAGGAGCCGGCCGTAACCGGCTCCCCCGAGATCATGACTTGACGCAGGATCTCGATTCTCATGATCAGGTGCCGTAGCAGAAGGCGCCAGGCTGCTTCACTGCCACGTCCACATCTTGCAGAGCAATGATGCGAACGGTGCCAGCGGTAGCGCCAGCGTAAGGATCCACGGTCAGATCCAGACCAGACCACATACCCATGATCATCATGGAGAAGTCACCAAACAGCGCGTCGTTGTTGGTGAGCTGGTTGGAAACAATGGCCGGGTAGCCGTTGATCTCACCATCCTCAAACACGAAGCCAGCGGCCACAGCAGAAGCAGACTTTGCAGTCGACTTCAGCGCACCACGAGCAGCGGCGTTGATGATGTAACGCATGCTGCCAGCATCAGCGTTAGCAGATGCCACATCGGTCTCCATGCCGATGTACTCAGCGAAGGTGCCGTAGGTGGTAATGGTCTGGCTGCCAATGCCGGTGGTGTTCACCAGGCCCAGAGGCTGGTTGCTGGAACCAGTGCCGTAGATGGCAGCGCGATCAAGCTCAAGTGCAATCACGCGAGCCAGGTCATTACGCACCATGCCCTCAACATCGATTGAGGACTGGAGCAGCAGGCGACGGCTGTAGTCGACATAAGCACCCACAGTCTTGGGGGTCATGTTGACCTGATCGATTGCCTGCTGGCTTTCGGTCGGGCTGCTGTTCTCGCCCACCCAGTAGGCAGTAGCAGCAGAGGTCTGACGGGGGATGCTGATGTTGCCCTGCAGGCCGGTCAGCATGGTCACGCCAGCTTGAGCCAGTGCAAGACGATTGCGCAGCAGGTCGATGAACGAACCAGAGAGCAGTTCGTCAGCAACCAGGTTGCCACCGGCGCTGGGAGTGCCCACCACCAGATCACGACGCAGCACTTCGTTAGGAATCACGATGCCGTTGCTGGCACGCTCATACTTCTGAGAAGCAGCCTTGCCGACCTCGATCTCGAACTCAGCAGCCCGACGAGCAGAAGCATCGCCAGGATTTGCCAAATAGTTCAGAGCGCGAACGAAGCTGAACGAACGGGTCTCCTTGTCGGAGAGGCCAACATCATTAGCGGTGATGTCGGCAGAACGGATGGGTTGTTCCACAGTTTGAGAGCCGAGTTTTTCAAGGACGGCAGCACGAGCCTCATCGAGGGTGCGACCACCGTCGATCAGCTCGCGAGCCAGGTCTTGCATCTGGTGCTTTTCGCCCAGTGCATTAATGGCGGCGATACGGGTACGCTCGGCCTCTGCGGCCTTGGACCGGATCACCTCCAGATCTGGAGTGTTTTCCATTTCAGGTTCAGGTGTTGGTGATGCGGCGGGGGCCGCTTGAACAATGGTCTCGTCATTAAGAGACCTGCCAATTCCAATCGTAGGATCAGCAGGTATAGAGACCACGCTGACTTCGTAAGGCGACCATCTGGTAGCTACGAAATCACCGCCTCGCTCTTCCATCTTGTCGATGGAATAACCGAAGCTGATGCCGCGCAAAATATTATCGCGGACATCAGCAAGGATTTCCTGGGCAAAACTATTGCGCGAGAAGCGTACTTTTGCATAGCCACGCTTCTTCTCACCATCAACCCATGCGCGCTCTACAACGCCAACAACGCGATCAGGATCATGGTTGAAAAGTAGCGGCGCTCCATCGTTCAACCTGCCAAGATCCGCTGCATCCATCTCATGACTCAGCACTTCGTTGCCGAAGTACCGCATCACCGGGTACTCAGAACTGAACGGAAACTCGAAGCTCCGATCATCAACAGCACGGAACTGAACGCTCTCGGTACGTTGATATTTACCCTCCAGGCTTCGATCGCCAATCGGCTGGATTTTCGTCAACGTGCTAAACCGATGCCCAACCATCGTCTCAGTTGGCTCGCCATCGCGATAGATCCGAATCAATGCAGCCGGGTCTTCTTCCGATGCATCAATACTGAACTCAGTGCCAGGGACGCCCAAAGTGCCCTCGCGCATCACATGCTCAATTCGCCCACGCGCGCGACCGCCTGAGCTATCCCAAGACACAAAATCACCTTCGCTCAATGCATCAGGCGCAGCACGCTCTACCATCACGGTCTCGGCCTCAATTTGTTCTACTTTAGACCGCTCACCTGTTGCTTCTTCAAATTCAATCGGCTCATAATCACGCTCGCGCAACCATGCACGGGCCTCAGCAGCGCTGAATTCAGAAAGTTTGAATCGGATCGCTTGCAGCTCAGCGCCAGATTCGCCTTCCTTGATCCCGAAAATAAAATCAACACCTTTGCCCGCTGCATTATTGCGACGGCGGAATCGGTCGTACTGCCCCGGATCACGCAGTCGAGCCGCGTGCTCATTCGGATACGGCCTGCCCTCCTCCATCTCAGGTTGCTCTGACATCAACCGTTCAGGAATAATCCAAAACTTGCAAACCCCTTCAGGTGCAATGTCACCACTCACGATTTCGCAAGCGCGTGGTCCCGTATAGAACGCGCAATTTGCGCACATCATGCCGTCACCAGCAAATGGGCTCTCGGCCATGTAATGCGATCCATGCGGACCAGCATCCTGCCCAAACTGGCCAAGCTCCTCGGCGATTTCTTCATACGCCTCATAAAGCTGCACCTGTGGCGCAGTCAAATCAGGCGTCAACTCACGGTCAGATTCCATACGAGCCACAAGTGCATCACTCCATGTTTTACCTGGATCACCTCCCCAGGCCGCCCATGCCACCCTGCCAGGCGACGGATACCCTTCTTCTCCAGGGCTAAATCCCTCGCCCTGCTTGTCCACCTCATGCCGCGCGAACCATGCGCTCATGACACGAATCGTCTCATCGCTTATCTCTTCACCGCTCAAAATCTGTCCTGCACGGCGAGCAGCAACCTCAGTACCGCCCTTGCGTCCTTCTTCTTTCCACGCGCGATAACGACGCGCCTCTTCTCTCATCCCATCAGATGGCATCGCACCCATCAGCCTTCCTCCTGTGGTAACGGCTGGTCTGCAGCCAACATTGGTTGCTCAATAATGTCACGATCAAGCTCAACTCCTAAACGCTCAGCAGCTTGCTGCTCTCTGGCAATCTCAGCCAAATTCTCATCAAAGTCACCACCTATTCGCGCCACAATCTGCGCCTTCGTCATATACCCTGCCTGCTCCATCTCCCGATAAGCCTTCACCTCTTTCAGCGGATCTACCCAATCCCATCCGCGTGCCATCCAACGCGGGTTGTCGTACCGATCAGGACGGGTCTCAAAATCAGGGAATGGCAGCTCACCAGCAAGTACAGCAAGCGATAGCCACTCACGGAATACACGCATATGAAAATGCTCAATCAAATATGACTGCACGACCTTCCAGTGCTCACGATCCTCAAGTAGCGACAACCTGCTGCTCGAATAATTGGTATCGCTGAAGTCGCGGCTCAGTGTTTCATACGAGCAACCAAAGCCACTCGCAAACCTGCGTACCTTATTGCGTACAAACATCTCATACTGCTGATCCGGTGAATCAATGCTCGGCACCGTAACGTTCTCGCCTGGCATCAAATACTTGAACATCCCTGGCTCAAACTCACTAATCCGACGCTCGTTCTCAACGTCGTCCGCAGTCAGCTCACCTTCTTGATTAGTAATAAAACCCATCACACTCGCGCCAGCGCGTGCGCGAATTACGGCCGCTTCCTCGTACCCTTGCAGCTGATGCGCATCTGCCATCACACTGTGGAACCAAGGCACGCCACGATGTTGTTGTGGTCGCTCAGGGATAAAAAGATGAATCACATCTTCCGCCGGCAGGAAGACATGCTTTTCGTTTCGCTGCGGCACATTCTGGAACCAGTAGTCACCTGGATGGCGCGTGAGGAAGGCGTACCGCACAGGGCGACCCCATTCATTAACCTCCACACCCATCCGCCATTCGTTCCCCTGGGCGAGGGTTGGGCCTTGATATTCATCATCCAGATAATCAGCCTCAAGCATCTGGAGCGCCAGTGGGACCTTGCTTCCACCGAACGACCGACGAACAATCCTGAACAGCGCCTCACCTGATTCAGGCAAAGCACCAATCGCAAGCCATTCAAAAGCTGAGAACGATGACCGACCAGCAACGTCACAGTGCTCAGCCCTGCACCACTGCGCCCATTTGCTTTCGATCATTGCGTTTGCACGCTCATCACGACGGCTACCGCGCAATGCCGTCACCTGCGACTGGATCTTGATCCCACTGCCAACAACATTGATCTGCGTCGTCCGCTTCGCCTGCCGCGCATACGGATTGTTCCGCACCATCTCACGGCTGCGATCACGCAGCTTCTTCAGACTGGTGCGAATCTCAGCGTCTGCACTCGCTTGCGACGACAACCAATCGCTTGTAAGCCGGCTGATCATCGCCCCCGCATAATTACGACGCCTTGGCACAACAGGCAATGCCTTTGGTACAGGCTGAAGACCAAAACGACGCAGGATTTCAGTGCGAATGCCCATCAGCCGTTACCAAAACGAACAAAAAGCGAATTAGGATTACCGAGACCGTTCGCGATCATTTCGGCTTTCTTCTCGCGAACAACATCAGCTTTTAGCCTGCTCTCAAGAGCAAGCAGCTCAGTCAAATCATATTTCTTCAGACTGCGATTACCAATCCGGTACTCAGCAACGCCGCCACCCGCGACAATCGTCCTGATCGCAGCCTGGACAGCCTCAAGGTCCTTCTGCGCTTGCGACCGCCCATCAAATGCAACCGGCGATCCCGCGTAAACCAGCGATGCCTCGACCGTAAATGACCCGCGACCAAGCTCCAACACCGAGCTATCGCTAATCTTCGTCGCAACCGCCTGGAAATACCACGTACCGGCGTCCATGCCGCTCGTAGTACCAGCCGCCAATGTCGTCTTCCATCCGCTGTCATACGCAACAGCGCTAGCCGTCACACCCTCGCTAGCGGTATTTGTGCGTAAATAATAAATCAACGTATGTGTAGTATTATCTACAGCAGCGCCGAAGATGTCCACGGTCGCATCATCGACCCACACAGCAGTCGTCCCAGCTTGAATTTTCTGGGGAATGTTCACTGCCGCTTACCAGCTCGCAATTGCTTTGATCTTAGCGCCAGTCCTTACCACTGTTTAATGAAACTCCGCTGTGCCGCCACCCTTCGAGTCACCCGCTTCGGCTTCTCACCCTCTCGCCGCTCAAGCTGATCCCAGATCGTTCGCCTGTCCATCTTCTGGTACAAACGATGCAATGCCGCATACGCATAATTCATCTCATCCAAAGCTTCGTTGGGAGCCTGACTCTTTTTCACCCACACGCGCTCTGGATAGCCATTCCTAAATCTCAAGATCTGCTTCTCGGCTGTCAATTCCTCGAAATAATCAACGCCAATCGTCGGGAAAAAGTGCAAATATCCGGCACCAGGTTCGTTGTGCTTCAACCTGCCAAACAACAACGACTTCACCGTGTCAACACCGACCGGAAACAACTGTGCCCCTTTCTTTAAAGCTTTGCCCTTGTAGTCCACATCCACCTTTGACGCCTTGCCCAGCGGTGGCTTGCCCTTCTGCGACATACCCTTAATCGCAATCACACCCATTGCTGCGCGCTCCCTGCTGTACTGATACACCTCCTGTGTGTGGTGGCCGCCGGAGTCAATCGCGCAACACAGCACCTTCATCTCCTCGCCCGCCTCATTCGTATAAGGCTTCTGCAAAATCTCGTCCAATTGCTTCCACACTTCCGGCCTAGACGGACTGCCATATAACTTCACCCGATCGATCAGCCATCCCTCCTCCTCTCTTCCCCAGCCCCATACGCTCAGCGACAAACGATCATCCTGCACGTCGCAACCAATCGTTAAAGCCAGCGCCTCGACTGGTGGTACGTACTGCTGATATTGCTCATCCGCTGCGCGCTCCAGCAGCGAGTCAGCGCCAATCTTCGACGCATATTCGTCCTCCCATGTCTCGCCAAGCACCGTATTAACAAAGGTCTTCAACTGCTCGGCATCGTTCTTCGCATCAAGAAACTCCTCGACCAAATTCGGCCAAGTTGCATTCGGGCTATAGCTATATGCCGCCCAAATATGAAAGCCGACATGCTTTCCATTGCCCGGCGCAGTCGCTTTCCACTCACCACGCTCCACCATCCACCGCTTCTTTGAATGCGGAATCACCACCCCACACGACTCGCAGCAATACCCTGCAGTCTCAGGATCATTGTCAAACCACTTAATATTTGACCATTTCAAGTACTGCATATGTCCACAATCCGGGCATGGCACGAAATAACGACGCTGATCCGTCTGCAGGAACATGCGCTCCACGCGACTGAAGTCTTTTACTGTCGGCGTGCTGCCAGCAACAATCGTGCGGTTCCAGTAGTACTCCGTCCGCCTGATACCCAGCTTGATCTGGTCACCCTCAGCACCCGCTGACAACGGATAGCCGTCCACCTCGTCAAATAACACCACACGCCGGCTGACACGACGGAAACCTCGCGGGCTATTGGCACCCACCAGGCTCAGCGTTCCGCCTGGAAATTGCTTCTGCAAAATCGTATTAGCCCCATCTTTTGCCTTCGACTCGCTCACCAATCCCTTCAGGCAAGGCGTATCACGCAGCATCGGTGCGATCTCTTCTTTCGAATATCCCTGCGCGTCCTCAATCGTCGGCTGCACCAGCATGATCGGACACGGATCCTGGTGAATATGAAACGCAATCGCGTGGTTCAGGATTTTTGAATACCCCACACGCGCACTTTTCATCACGGTAATCTGCTCAACCTTTGGATCCGTTATTGCGTCCATAATTCCCTTTTGATAGGGCAAAGTGTGCCATCTACCCCCTTCCGCGCTGCTTTCTGCGCTTAAAAACGCATAACGGTCCGCCCATTCGCTCAAACTCAGCTTTTCTGGTGGCTTAAACGCCTTCCAGGCTGCTTTTTCAAGCTTCAGCAGGTTATCCATCGACACTTTCCGCTAGATCTTCAAGCGTTTCACGAACAATATCCTCAAGCATCGTCACTGCATCGGTATCCAAATCTGGGATTCTTTGCTTTGCTTTGGTTGGAATACCTAAAATCTTTGTCCTCGCTAATGTCACAATCTCAACCCATTTCAATTCAACATCCGCAGCCTTGACCAGCATTCCCTCCTTTTGCTGTCTATCCAGCTCCAGCAGTTCAGCTTTTAAATGCTCAGTCCGCGCCCTGCTTTCGTCGTAATCGGGAATTGATTCTTGCGTCTTGGTCATCCTCGGTCTCGGTGGCGGAAATGCTTTTTCTCCGGCTGGTGGCTTCGGCCCTCGACCGATTCGCCTTTGTGTGTTCTTCGCCCAGTGCTCGCGCATTGTTTCGCTATTGACCAGCTCGCGCCCATCTGACGTGCGAACGACGGGCAGCCTTCCTTGCTTAACCGCTGCATACACCGCCTCTGGTGTAACGCCCATTGCGCGCGCTGCTTCCGCTCTACTGATCAATGGCATAGACGAATAGTACACACAAAGTTCAACTAGCGTAAAGCAAAATCTTGTGGTATAATGCCCGGCTTTTTGATTGCGGCCGGGGTCGGGGGACTATTGCGCAGAAAATCGAACAAACTTTAGCGCGCAATGCCTAGCCTAATAGAGCGATTCGAATAACCT